TTCCGTAGCGGTCTTTTTGGAGTTAGTAGATGAAGCAAATAGCAACAGCATTGGTCAAAGCACAAAAGCAATTTGGGCCAGCACTTAAGACAAGTACCAACCCGCATTTTCGTAGCAAATATGCAGATTTATCGGCTTGCGTTGAAGCAGTTATAGACGCATTGAACGACAACGGCATTGCCATGATTCAAGTCATGCATGAATGCAATGATGGCGTGATTGTTAGCACCACGTTTATTCACGAATCAGGCGAGGTCATTGATTGCGGAAAACTTCACGTTCCTGCTGCAAAGCAAGACCCGCAGGGGTATGGGTCAGCACTTACCTATGCGCGTAGATATAGCCTAATGGCAGCGGCTGGCATAGCGCCTGAAGATGATGATGGCAATGCTGCATCACGCAAGCGCGAAGTAGTGCAACCTGCAGAACCAAACGTGAAATTTATTGAACAACAATTAGTTGTTATGGCATCTTGTGCAACTTTAGATGAATTAAAACTTGCATACACCGGGGCTTATGCCTGTTGCGATGGTGACCAATCGTGGCAAGCAAAAGTCATTGCAGTAAAAAACAAACGCCTAAAGGAACTTAAAAATGTTTGATAATTTAGAAATAAGGGCTTATCAAGCTCTAGTGCGTGAAGTGGACAATGAAATCAAAGAGGTAGAGACTAGATACGACAGAGAGTTTTCTCGTGTTTGTATGCTTGTCCATGTTATTGCACAAACAGTTCCCAATCCTCGGTCAGTCATCCAAGAGGTTCAAGACCGGCTAGAAAAGGATGGCGACACAAATAACAACCTTGTGCAGTTCTACCGAGAAAATTACGAACTGGTGTAACCATGCTTAAACAAGTAAAACCTAAAGACGAACCGCCTTATTACGTTTGCACAAATTGCAATTGGGCATGGCAATCATTGCAAGAGGCTAACCGCCATGCTTGTAATGGCAATCCACCAACACAACCGACATTTCAATCATTTACGAAAGATAAAAACAATGTCTGATGACCAACGCACAGAAGAATGGTTTGCTCAACGCTTGGGCAAAGTGACTGCAAGCAAAGTTGCTGATTTAATGGCAAAGACCAAAAGCGGGTACAGCGCAAGCCGCGACAATTACATGGCGCAACTTGTTGTAGAACGAATTACCAAAACTAAAGCAGATTCGTTTAGCAACGCTGCAATGGATTGGGGTACAGCACAAGAACCATTTGCACGCGCAGCGTATGAAGCGTTTACGGGCTTTATGGTTGAGGAAGTAGGCTTTGTGCAGCATCCCACGATTGAATGGGCTGGCGCGTCACCCGATGGGCTTGTTGAAGATGATGGGCTTGTTGAAATCAAGTGTCCTAACACAGCAACCATGATTGATACGTTGCTTACAAATAAAGTGCCGCAAAAATATTACATTCAAATGCAAATGCAAATGGCGTGTACGCAAAGGGCATGGTGCAGCTATGTAGTATTTGACCCAAGAATGCCAGTAAAGGCTCAGTTGTTTCATAAAATAATAGTTCGTGATGACGTTTTCATTGCTGAAATGGAAACAGAAATAATCAACTTTTTGGCTGAAGTTGATGTGCAAGTAAGCCAGTTAACCAAACTAATTGAAGGTAAATGATGTCTAAAGTTCTTAAAGAAATTACTGTAATCAGCGGCACTTACAAAAATGCCAAAGGCGAACAAAAGAATCGCTATCAAAAAATTGGCAGCATTATTAATACCAAAAATGGAGATATGCTTAAGCTAGATGTAACACCGCTTATGGATGGTGGTTGGAATGGTTGGGCTTACATTAATGAGCCTCGACCATTGGAAACGCCTACTGGTAAGAAGGTGGAATTTGATGACGATATACCTTTTTAATTTATAATTGTTTGAAACCCGGCTAGGCACGAAGTCATGAGCGTGCCGAAAAGCGAGCCTCCCCGCCTGCCGAAGTTTCCTTGTTAGTGGAGGACAGCGAAGGAAAACCATGCACTATTTCCAATTCAATATTGGTGACTATGCCAGTCACACCCAACGCCTTTCCTTGCTTGAGGACTTGGCTTATCGCAGACTTTTAGACGAATATTATTTGCATGAACGCCCGTTGAACAGCGGTTTAACGTCCGTTGCACGACAAATTGGTATGCGTGACCATGAAGATGAAGTGCAATTTGTACTTGAATCTTTTTTCCAACTTACGGAAAATGGTTGGATAAATAAGCGTGCTGACCAAGAAATTGCCCATTACAAAGGCAAAATTGAACAAGCGTCTAAGGCTGGTAAAGCATCCGCTGAACGTCGGAGCAACGGGCGTTCAACGGACGTTCAACCAACCAATAACCAACAACCAACAACCAATAAACATAAACCAATTAAGAATACAGTCGCCACACCTGAAGGTGTGACGGATATTGTTTGGCAAGATTGGTTGAGTTTGCGTAAAGCAAAAAAAGCAGCAGTGACCCAAACCGCTGTTGATGGCATAGCACGCGAAGCAAGCAAAGCAGGGGTAAGCCTACAGACTGCATTAGAAACGTGCTGTGCGCGGGGTTGGACAGGGTTTAAAGCTGATTGGCTGAAAGACAAAGCCGAACAGAAATCCTTTGCTGAAAAGGACTACGACTTTAAACGGGCTAGGTGGGAAGCAATGACAGGCAGAACGCAAGGGACAGAAATGAAACCGTTTTTGGAGTTAGAAGATGACACAGCCCATTGACCGCCTGTTTGAACGTCTGTCAATGACCTACGGCATTGCTTGGGACAATTCATTAGGCACAGCCCCATTAAACGAAATCAAATCGTTTTGGCTTCATTCTTTGTCGGGGTTTATGCAAAGCAAAGAATCCATGCAGGCTATTTTATGGGCGTTAAACCATTTGCCCGAAAGACCGCCAAATTTAGTGCAATTTAAAAACCTTTGTTATCAAGCGCCTGTTGTAGAAAAACCGCAATTGTCAGCACCGCCTGCCGACCCTGTGCGTGTAAGCAATGAATTGGCTAAATTAGCAAATATGCGAATTGATGCGAAAAAAACTGACCCGAAAGATTGGGCGAGAAAAATTTTAGGTGATTACGATGCTGGAATTAAAAAGTCGCAAGCAGCGGTAGAAATGGCACGCAATGCTTTGGAATCCCGATGAAATTCGCGCAAACATTTTTGCTCATTACCTTGCGTTATGCAGGGAAGCAGGGTGGAAAGATTACGCATGGGCGCGGGTTAAAGAATTGGATGAACAACCAATGTTTCGCGGTATTAAACAATACGTTTTGAAACAAATGAAAAATGGAGAAATTAAATGATGCACTATCATGGAACTCCAATAACTCCGATGAAAGCAATTGAAACAATGGGAGGTAAAAACTTTTGTATTTCTTTTGCACATCCTTATGATTTAAAACGTTGTTTGCGTTTAGGTCAATCTTTAATGCTAGACAATGGAGCATTTAGTGCAAAAACAAAAGGATATGAATTTGACCGTGACGGGTTTTACGATTGGATTGAGCCTATTCTTGCTCACCCTCATTGGGGTGTTGTGCCTGATGTTATTGATGGAAGTATGGAACAACAACGTGAAATGACAAAAACTTGGCCCTTTCGTAAAGAATTTGGAATTCCAGTTTGGCATCTTGGTTTGCCAATTTCTTATTTAATTGAATTATGTGATGCTTGGGGACGGGTTTGTTTTGGTTCATCAGGTGAGTATTGGCAGATTGGAACGCCTAAGTGGAATGCACGAATGGATGAAGCATTTAATGCTTTGGTAAAAACTTATGGCAGACAAATACCGTGGGTTCATGGTATGAGAATGCTTGGCAAATCTGATGGCCCTTGGCCCCTTGCAAGTGCTGATTCCACAAACGTAGCGTTACATCATGCTGAAGGCACTATATGCGCTGGATGTATGGCAAAACGTATTGATTCAACCAACCCACCATCTCTTTGGGAACTTCAACCTTTACAAGAAAGTTTAATATGATTTTTGCTCTTATTGCTTATGCAGTTGCTATGACAATTGCAAATATGCTTGTTGCCACATTTGGCCCATCAATTAGCCCTATTAATGCTTTTTTGTTTATAGGATTTGATTTGGCTTTAAGGGATTGGTTACAAATCAGACTTAAACCCATACAAATGGGAGCGTTGATTGCTGGAACAGGGTTGTTAACTTATGCTTTAAATCAAAATGCAGGAATGATTGCTGTAGCGAGTGCTGTTTCATTCACCATTGCAGCATTGGTTGATTGGATTGTGTTTACCAAAATGAAAGGAACTTGGTTGTTTAGGGCCAACGGTTCTAATGTAGCTGGTGCTGGTGTAGACAGTTTGGTGTTTCCTACGATAGCTTTTGGTGGATTTATGCTTGAAATTGTGGTGCTTCAATTTATTGCAAAAATTGCTGGTGGAGCAATATGGACTTATTTGTTAAATAAAAATATGGAGCAAATAAATGCGTAGAGCAGCAAGGGTGGATAGCAATCAAGAACAGGTAATTATTGCGTTACGGGCGGCAGGTGCTTACGTTTGGATTATTGGATTGCCTGTTGATTTGCTTGTTGGCTACAAGAATCACACCATGCTGATGGAAATCAAAGCTGGCCCTAAAAAGCGTTTAACGGCGCTACAACAAGAATTTTTTGATAAATGGGGCGGCGGTACATTGGTTCGAGTA